GTGCCACAAACTTAGTGCCTTGCATCTAAGAAGTGACTTCAGAGTTGTGGTTTTCGCTTTGGCATACCGACGTGAGATCCATCCAAATGTGGCTAATACCTCCAATGGATCGGTAACGTTTACCATATCCTTAGGATGGAAAATAATGCCACAAAAAGACGCCGTCTCAATTCGTGTATGTAACTCCAATTTGATCACCAAACCCATTCTCTCAAAATCCGCGACCGTGGGCGGAGGCCCGTTCATTCGAAACAAGCCATCATCACCCTCGACCACTCCTCGGACGTTCGTGTTGCCGTTCTTGAAACAAACGAACAGCATGAACATCAAATTGGAGAATCCATTGCCCAATGATGTGCACATCTCGCCAGACATGCGGGTCGCATTCACCTTCACGTGGAAATTCTTGAATTGACAAGTGTTGCGACCCCCCAGGACCTGACGCACTAGACTCATGAACCATGCTCCTTGCGGTAGTTTACTCGTTGTGTACTCGTAAAGCTCAAACTCACAACTCCGCATAATCTCCTCTGTAAACAAAGATTCGAAAGCGGTATAGTCAGTGGCTGCATACATGCTACCCTCACAAGAAAGCATCTCCATGATGTATCGTGGTCTGTCCTTGACCGGAACGTGCTTTATGAACGACGGGTGTTGATAAACAACACTCTCAATCAACTTGAAGAATGGACCGACTGCACATTTAAATTCGTCCGTCCTCGCGTTGATTGCGCGTGCATGCTTGTAACTCGGATAAGTTTCATCCTTCGGAAAAGATTTACATTTGTAATGTTTAGGTTGAAGCTTCTCGTCGCATTCCGTCCAGCAGTTCCTTAGCTCTTCTTTCCTCCACAACGGGTAGTTCGTACCCGCGAGCCAGGCCTCCAATGATGTGTCCGAATCAGGAGAGAGGGGAGTGATCTCTTTCCTTAACCAGTCTATGACCCACAAACGGAACTCCTTGATGAGCTCCAAGTCAGGACTGGGCGGTTTGACGCAGAACCGCTTACGTACACCGGCGCGGGTGGTATCTGTGTGGGACGAGTCAGGATGAGGCGGACATACCGCATCACACTGGTTGCTCATCAAATGGCAACCAATGCTCACCATTTCCGGCG